AGGTTTTAATTTCATTCTTCATCAGGGTGGAAAGTTTGGTATTGGCGGAGGCTATCGTCCTCCTGGAGCGCAACCGAATCGACCGGGCTTTGCGCCTGAGGGTAAGTCGTTTCATCAGCGTCAAAAGTTTCCTTCCTGCGAAGCATATGCAGCATGGGACATGATAGTGGTGAATCCTGGCTATCCGCATCGTGCTCCGTTCTGGAATGAAGTTCCGATGCAAGGAACACAGCTTGCCTTTGACTACGGCTGGCACATGAATGTTGGAAAGCCTGGTGTGCTTGGTGCAGAACCCTGGCATGCGCAACCGATCGAGCTTGATGGTTGGCAAACATGGGTAAACACTGGCCAAAAAGATCTCCAGAAAGACTATCCTATAAAAGTCTTTACACCACGGCAGCAACCTCCTCAGCCACCAATTCCTCCCACACAGCCAGACACTAAAGGAAACATCGTGCAATTCACCTCAAGAAACCTTGCTGAAGGCGCTACCGGTAGCGATGTGAAGTTCTTTCAGCGCCAACTTAATGACATTGCCGGTCAGGGCCTGCTTCTTGATGGCTACTATGGCCCAAAGACCACGCAGGCTGTAAAGAACTGGCAATCCTTCTTTAAAAAGACAAGTGATGGTAAAGTACTCATCGTCGATGGCAAGCTCGGTGCTCTCACACAGCAATCCATCATCGAAGTCTCTTTACTTTCCGCCTAACAGAATTGATTTGATGCACAATGGAAACAAGTATACTTCTCAGTACAAAGAAGATGCTAGGACTTGGTGCAGAGTATACTCCATTTGACCTCGACATTATCACCCACATCAATGCAGTGTTCTCTGTTCTGACACAACTCGGCGTTGGTCCAACAGCTGGCTTTGCCATTCAAGATGAAACGTCAAAATGGCAGGACTTTTTGTCAACCAATGACACAATGCTCAATTTAGCAAAGACCTATCTCTATATTAAAGTACGCGCACTCTTTGATCCGCCTACAAGTTCTCACCATGTTACAGCATTAAAAGAGTTAACTGCTGAGTATGAGTGGCGAATGAATCAATTAAGAGAAGAGATCACACCATGGACAGCTCCAGCGTAGATAATCGCATTACATCTTTTCGCAAAAGCAAATGGAAGACGTTTGATCCTGAGTTTGCTCAGATGATTAAGGATAAGTATCCTTCTATTTGGGCTCTTGGCGGCAATATTCGAGGTAATGATCAGTATCGAAAGTTGTATCCTATCACTCAGCGTGGTGGCACAGCAAACTCTGACATGGAGATTAATGCGCTGGAGCTTCGTGAAGCATGGGTTGCTCGACACTATGAAGACTTTCGTATTGCTGGTGTCATTGCACAGATTAAATGGCTTGCAGTCGGCAGCCGTGGAGAACAATACATGAAAAATTTAGTTCGAGAAAGAATCGATAACATGAAACATAGTGAGATGCGGTTGTCAGACATTGAGTCAACAAATCTTGATGGCGTTCTCGCCCACTTCGGCGTCAAAGGTATGCGTTGGGGTGTGAGAAGAGCTTCTGGAGGATCCACTTCGTCACATGCACCATCGGGTCGACATGGATCTACGCACCACTTATCAGATGCAGATTTAAAAACTCTTGTTAAACGTCTTGAGATGGAAAAAAAGTATGCAGAGCTCACGATGCCTAAAAAATCTAAAGGTGGGCAAATAATTAAAAAAGTTCTAGGAAAAGCTGGCGACACAGCACTTTCTGCAGCTCTTGAGGTTGGAAAAGGACACGCTGTTAAGAAAATGCAGGGATCGTTAGCTAAAAGAGCAACAGCAAAAGCAGCAGCGGCAGCTCTTAGATCGTTTCCACCTCCTATTCCATAAAAAATACAAAAAGTAGAAAGGTGCTGAAGTGACATTATCCAATGTAGCGACACCTCGATACTATTTTGAGTTTCGACAAAAGGTTCTCTCTGGAGAAATCCCCGTAAATCGAGAGATTTCTCTAGAGATGAATCGAATAGATGATCTTATTGCAAATCCTAATATTTACTACGATGATATGGCAGTAGAAGGATTTGTTAAGTATTGTGAAAATGAACTCACGCTTACTGATGGCAGTGATCTACATTTGCTGGACTCATTCAAAGTCTGGGCAGAACAAATTTTTGGATGGTACTACTTTGTTGAGCGAAGTGTATATCAACCAGGGCAAGAAGGAAGTCGTGGCTCTTACGTTAAAAAGATGGTGAAGAAGCGACTCACAACCAAACAATATTTGATTGTCGCACGAGGTGCAGCCAAATCAATGTATGCTATGTGCATACAAAGTTATTTTCTAAATGTTGACACTTCTACAACGCATCAAATCACCACTGCTCCTACCATGAAGCAAGCGGATGAGGTTGTCTCACCATTTCGAACTGCAATCACAAGATCTCGTGGTCCTCTCTTTAAGTTTCTTACTGAGGGTTCACTTCAAAACACAACTGGATCTCGTGCGGAAAGAGTCAAGCTAGCCTCAACGAAAAAAGGCATTGAAAACATGCTGACCGGCTCTCTTCTTGAGATTCGTCCCATGTCGATCACCAAGTTGCAAGGTCTTCGGCCAAAGATCTCAACCATTGACGAATGGCTCTCTGGCGATATTCGAGAAGATGTCGTTGGTGCAATTGAGCAGGGAGCTTCTAAACTCGATGACTATCTGATCATTGCTATCAGTTCAGAAGGAACTGTTCGCAATGGTTCTGGTGACACTATCAAGATGGAACTAGCGTCAATTCTTCGTGGAGATTACCAAGCACCGCATATTTCGATATGGCACTATAAATTGGATGATGTTGAAGAGGTCGCAAATCCAGAAATGTGGATGAAGGCAAACCCAAATCTTGGTCAGACAGTCACCTATGATGTGTATCATCTTGATGTGGAAAGAGCTGAGAAAGCTCCAGCATCGCGCAATGATATTTTGGCAAAACGGTTTGGCATTCCGATGGAAGGCTACACATATTTCTTCACCTATGAAGAGACTATACCACATCGCCCAAGAGAATTTTGGGGAATGCCGTGCTCACTTGGCGCAGACCTTTCGCAAGGTGATGACTTCTGTGCGTTTACATTCTTATTCCCATTGTCAAACGGTTCTTTTGGTATAAAGACACGCAGTTATATTTCATCTCTTACACTGATGCAACTACCCGCAGCGATGCGAATGAAGTATGAAAGCTTTATATCTGAAGATAGTCTTCATGTACTGGACGGCACAGTTCTCGACATGATGGAGATCTATGATGATATCGACATGTTCATTCAAAGATCTGAGTATGACGTTCGAACATTTGGATTCGACCCATATAATGCAAAAGAATTCGTTGCTCGATGGGAAGCAGAAAATGGCCCTTATGGTATTGAGAAAGTTATCCAAGGGGCAAAGACTGAATCAGTTCCACTTGGTGAGTTGAAAATTCTGAGTGAACAAAGAATGTTGATATTTGATCAAGATTTAATGAGTTTTGCGATGGGCAACGCAGTAACTCTCGAAGATACTAATGGTAATCGTAAACTTTTCAAAAAAAGAAAAGATGAAAAGATCGATAACGTATCTGCTTTAATGGATGCCTACGTTGCCTATAAGGCGCATAAAGATGCATTTGAATAACCAAATCCAATGAAAGGACAATCATGAGCGGTAACAAAGCAAACCGTCAGGCCATGTATACTGTACAGCCTACACTCGATCCTAACCGTGCAATCGATGAAGTTGCTATGTTTGGTGCTAATGGCCAGCCAATTAGTATTCCTCCGTATATTAGCGTTTCGACTAATGACCTCATTACCACAGTAGCAAAAACAACAACCACAGCTGAACCTTCAGCAAACACTCTTGTTTTTGTAAAGTATATTCAGGGTAATAGCGTGGTCAGCACTCTTACCTTCTCCGGTGGAGTTGCTCGCACCATTTATTTAGGTGGCGCAGCTCCCACAGCAGCAAAGCACACGGTTGCTGCAAATGGCATTGTTGGTTTCTGGTTTGACGGAACAATTCTTCACATGCTTGGTTCGATGTGATATAAATATAGCACCATTATAATTACTAGAAATGGAAAGGAGGTAATAGGTTGCCGATCATTTCACGCGTTCGAAATGCATTTAATGCATTCGTGACCTACGAACAGCTTCGACCTGAACAATCGACGTTTTTGGGTCCGAGTTCTACAATTCGCCCAGATAAACCTCGTTTAATGATCTATAATGATCGATCGCTCATTTCTTCTATCTACACTCGAATTAGTATTGATGTTGCTGGAATAAATATTCGACACGTACAATTGGACTCAGAAGGACGCTACTATACAGATGCGAACAGCAGTCTCAACGATTGCTTTACTTTTGAACCTAACACAGATCAAAGCCCTCGAGCATTTCGTCAGGATATTGCACTCACTCTTTTTGATAAAGGTGTTGCTGCCATTGTTCCTGTTGAGACAGATGCCGATCCAAGATTTAATTCTAAGTTTGACATCTCACAATTAAGAGTTGGCCATATAACAGCGTGGTATCCTCGACATGTAAAGGTCAATGTCTATAATGAGAAAATTGGACAGCGTCAAGAGATAGTTCTTGAGAAAAAGTATGTAGCCATTATAGAGAATCCTCTCTATTCCGTAATGAACGAGCCAAACTCTACCCTACAGAGGTTGATTCGTAAACTTGCTCTTCTAGACTCAGTCGACGAGGCGACAGGGTCTGGAAAGCTCGACTTAATAATTCAGTTACCATATGTCATTAAATCAGAAGCTCGACAGATGCAGGCAGAAAAGCGTCGACAGGATATTGAGTTTCAACTTCGAGGCAGTCAGTATGGCATTGCTTATACTGATGGCACTGAAAAGATTACTCAACTGAATCGGCCTGCCGAGAACAATCTTCTCAAGCAAATTGAGTATCTAACAAATCAGTTGTTTAGTCAATTAGGACTTACACCTGAGGTAATGAATGGTACCGCTGACGAAAAGGCAATGATTACATACTTTAATCGAACAATTGAACCAATTCTCGATGCTATTGTTGAAGCAGAGCAAAGAGCATTCCTTGGTATCAATAAGTTTAAAGACAATGAAAGAATTAAGTACTTTAGAGATCCATTTAAACTTGTTCCAATTTCAGACATAGCAGAGATTGCCGATAAGTTCTCTCGTAATGAGATTCTTACTAGTAATGAGATTAGAAGCTTTATCGGCTTTATGCCACACAAAGATCCTAAAGCTGACAAACTACTTAACAGTAATATGCCTCAACCAGATCTTACTAATTTACAAAATCCATCTTTGCCGACACAATAGAAAGGAACAGTCAAAATGGAAGCAGATTTTAGCGGTTACGCAACAAAAGCTGGTCTAAAGTGTACTGATGGTCGCACGATTATGCCTGATGCATTTCGTCATCAGGATAAAGTTAGTGTCCCGCTCGTTTGGCAACATGGACACAATGCGCCAGAGAATGTTCTAGGTCATGCAATCCTAGAAAACCGTGCCGACGGTGTGTATGCCTATGGCTACTTTAATGACACGGCAGCAGCTGAACATGCTAAAGGGCTTGTGAAGCACAAAGACATTAATGCCCTTTCTATTTGGGCAAATCAGCTTATTGAGCGTGGTGGAAGAGTTCTTCATGGAATGATTCGTGAAGTAAGTCTTGTACTATCAGGAGCCAATCCCGGTGCGCTGATTGACACAATTAACATCCAGCATGACGATGGCATGACAACCATAGACGATGAAGCAATTATCTACACTGGTCTAGAGTTAGAACTTCAGCATGCTGATACTACTACAAAAGGCAACACAATGACTGATACAGCCAACACAAATAGTGACATGACGCTGCAAGAGATTTATGACTCGATGACACAAGAGCAGCAGGACGTTGTCGCCTACATGATCGCAACAGCACTCGAAGATGCTGCTGCAAATAATGCCAATGCAATGGCCCAGAGCGCTATTGACACAACTGAATTGACAAATACTCTTAACGAAATTAAGGAAGGAATTCATACCATGTCCCACAATGTCTTCGATCAGAGCACAGTTGCTCCGACCAAGCTGAGTCACTCGGATGTTCAGGGCATTATTGCTGACGCCAAGAAGCGTGGCTCGTTTGCTGAAGCTGTGAACGAGTATGCCTTGGTGCACAACATCACGAACGTTGATCTTCTCTTCCCCGATGCGCAGAATGTTCTGTCGCAGCCGGAGCTGTTCCGTCGTCGTTCGGCGTGGGTCGATCTATTTCTTCAGTCGGCCAACAAGACTCCGTTCAGCCGCATCAAGACTCTCGCTGCCGATCTCACTTTTGAGCAGGCTCGCGCCAAGGGTTATGTGAAGCAGGCACTCAAGAAGGAAGAGTTCTTCTCGATCAGCCGTCGAATCACTACTCCGACTACGGTGTATAAGAAGCAGAAGCTCGATCGCGATGATATGGTGGACATCACCGATCTCGATATCGTGGCATTCCTGAAGGCTGAGATGCGTATCATGCTCGATGAGGAAATTGCTCGTGCAGCTCTTCTTGGTGATGGTCGCGATGTTGCGGAAGCCGACAAGATTTCGGAGACAAACATTCGTCCGATTGCGAAAGACAGTGAACTCTTCTGCACTACTGTGTATGTCAACATTGACGACACTGGTTCGTCGGTCCAGGAAGTGATTGATGCCATTGTGATGAACCGCCGTTACTATCGCGGAACGGGTCTTCCCACACTCTTCACCACTGAGTCGTACATTTCGAAGTTCCTTCTTCTCAAGGACACAACTGGTCGTCGTATCTACAATGATATTGCTCAGTTGGCTTCGGAGCTTCGTGTTGCTGATATTGTTGGTGTTGACGCTATGGAAGATGATGCCACTATTGTTGGTATCATTGTGAACCCGGTTGACTACACATTGGGTGCAACAGCTGGCGGCCAGGTTTCTATGTTCGACCAGTTCGATATCGACTACAACCAGAACAAGTACCTCATTGAGACTCGTCTTTGTGGCGCATTGACCAAGCTCAAATCGGCAATGGTCGTGAAGAAAGTTGCTGCTGGTATTACTCTGGTGAGCCCGACAGCTCCGACTTTCGTTCGTTCGACTGGTGTTATCACCATTCCGACGACCACGGGCATCAGCTACTACGTGGGTACCTACGACTCGACAACTGGAACTCAGGGTCAGACCGGTTCGGCACTAACTGCAGGCGCACAGACCGCCATCAGCTCTGGCGTTACACAGTACATTATCGCTGTGCCTCAGACCAACTACCAGTTGAACACCAACGCTGAGGACTTCTGGACCTTCACTCGTCCCTGATTGACATAAGGAGTTAACATGGCGCGTTTTTACGGAGAAGTTGGTTATGCCGACACTGTAGAAAACCCAGCTAACTCTGGCATTTGGACCGACATCATCACAGAGTATTCATAACACAAAAAAGCTCGATAGCAGTGACAAAGTCAACAATGATATTTCAGTGAATAATACTATTAGTATCATTGCTGACGAATATGCGCTTCAGCATTTTTTTAAAATCAGATACGTTCAGTGGGCTGGAGTTTTGTGGACTGTAACCGACATTGCTGTTGATAGTCCACGCCTAACTCTTCGTTTAGGAAGTGTGTATAATGGCCCAACGCCTACAGCTCCATAGTCTATTAAAAACTATTTTGGGATCTGACAATGTATATTTTCAGCCTCCCGCTTCTTTAAGCATGAAGTATCCCTGTATAATGTATCGAAGGGATTCTGATAAAACTATATTCTCAGATAACCTTGTTCACAATCGAAGAATTCGCTATCAGGTTACTTACATTGATAAGAATCCTGATAGTGCAATTCCAGAAAGCATTGCACAGCTTCCGTTGTGTAAGTTTGATCGATTCTATGTGGCAGACAATCTGAACCATGATGTCTTTAACATTTTCTTTTAAGGAGAAAAACAATGGCAGTGCTTACATGGGACGCAGCTGGGTCCCGTTACTATGAAACAGGCGTCGATCGTGGCGTTCTCTATATTCCTGATGCATTAGGTGCATACTCGAACGGTGTTGCTTGGAACGGTCTTGTTACTGTTACAGAGAAGCCGACCGGAGCTGAGTCGAATCCGATGTATGCAGATAACATGAAGTATCTCAACCTTTACTCGATTGAGCAGTTCGGTGCTACTATTGAGGCCTACACTTATCCTGATGAGTGGAACCAGTTCGATGGTCTCATTAACCCTGGCGCTGGTTATTCTGGCGTTCAGGTTGGTCAGCAAGCAAGAAAGACTTTCGGTCTTTCGTATCGTACGAAGCTTGGTAACGATACCACTGGTGACGATTATGGTTATAAACTCCACCTTATGTACGGCGCGATTGCTAGCCCGACCGAAAGAGGCTACAGCAGCATTAATGACACGCCTGAACCGATGACGTTTAGTTGGGATGTCACAACAACACCCGTTGCTGTGACTGCTATCGGCTCGACAACTTTCCGGTCAACGTCACTCATCACTATTGATTCCACGAGAGTGAGTGCATCGGCTCTTACTCAGATCACTAACTATCTGTGGGGAACTGCTGGTGCCAACCCTCAGCTTCCGACTCCGGATTCTGTGCTGTCAATCATTACCAACGCTCCGAGCGCTGTGGCAGTTACTCCGACAATGCCGACGTTCACCGCTGCTGGCGGTTCGACAGTCATCCCGACTGTTACTGGTGTCACCTACAAGCTGGCTGCAACTGGTGCAACAGTTACGGGTACTATTACTCTTGGCACTGGTGTGGGTACATATGGCATCTATGCTGTTCCGACAACCAACGCCTACTACTTTACCCCGGTTGCCGCAAGCTACTGGTCGTTCACTCGCACCAGCTGATTTATCATTTGGCAGTTTGATAGAAGGAGACCAGAGAATGCTTCAGATTATTGTACCTGGAACAGAGTACTACGATGAGTCAACAGAGACATTCACTACTGTTGATGATGTAGTTCTCGAACTTGAACACTCTCTGGTCTCCCTGTCAAAATGGGAGTCAAAATTTGAAAAACCTTTTCTTGGCTCAGATGATAAGACATCAGAAGAGATTTTAGAATACGTTCGTTGTATGCTATTAACTCAAGATTATTCATTAGATGTCTTTCAGCGATTTAGCGCAGCAAACATTCAAGAGATTAATCAATATATCGACTCAAAACAATCTGCAACAACGTTTAAAGATCAAAAGCGATATGGCCCAGCAGAAGTAGTAACAGCTGAGCTCATCTACTATTGGATGATTGCATTTAACATACCATTCGAATGCCAGTATTGGCATCTTAATAAACTCTTTGCTCTTATACGAGTATGTAACATAAAGAATGGTAAACCACAAAAAATGTCGCGCAATGAAGTGGCTGAAAGAAATCGACAACTCAATGAACAAAGAAGAGCAAAGCTCGGCACTAGCGGCTAGGATAAAAGAATGACAAGATTATCTTGGGATGCAGTTGGCTCTCGCCTTTACGAGATTGGTATTGATCGCGGAGTTTTGTATCTAACAAATGGCACAGGGGTAGTCTGGAATGGACTCACTTCTGTTGCTGAAGAACCAAATGGTGGGGCAACTACTCCACTCTATTTTGATGGAGTAAAGTACTTTGATCAACCATCGGGCATAGAATTCTCAGGAACAATTACTGCTACAACATACCCAAATGACTTTTTGCCATTTGATGGATATACTGCAGCAGGAACTGGCTTGTTTTTTAACAACCAGAATCGAAACACATTCTCATTGAGCTATCGTACTATTGTCGGTAGTGATAGCCTTAATAGCAGTTATGGATATAAGATTCACATCTTATATAACCTCACGGCAGACCCATCATCAATCACCTATCAAACGATGAATGATGGATATGAGCCAACGCAATTTTCATGGAAAGTAAACAGTCGTCCAAATACCGCATCTGGATATTTTCCAGTTTCGCATGTGGTGATCGATGCCAAGACAGCGACAACTACTGGTCTTGCTGCAATTGAGAATAAATTGTATGGAACTGTCTCTACTACACCAACTCTACCAACACTTGCTGAGCTTGTAACATTAGCCGCAAGTTAACAAAGCAGGATTAATGATAACCGTTAGTACATCAGGATCTTTTGATAATATTGAGCGTTTTTTAAAAACAATGAAGAGCGGCGATATTTTTAAGACTCTTGACTACTACGGTCGTCTTGGTCAAGATGCTCTCTCACAAGCAACACCTATTGATAGCTCATTGACAGCAGAGTCATGGCGCTATGAGGTTGTTGAAAAATCAGGATTGTATCAGATTATTTGGAGAAATACCAATGTAGAATCTGGAATTCCTGTAGCTGTCCTTATTCAATACGGCCATGCCACAAGAAATGGTGGACATGTTGAAGGTCGAGATTATATCAATCCAGCTATTCAACCATTATTTGACAACATGGCAGAAATCATTTGGGAAAGGGTGAGGCGTGCCTAGTATTGACGATCGTATTGTATCGATGAAATTTGACAATCAACAGTTTGAACGTCAAGTAGATTCGACAATTAAAAGTCTCAATGACTTAAAACAAAATTTAAATTTTGCTAATGTTAAAACATCACTTTCAGATATTGCAAATGTGGATAAAGGCTTGACAC